CCGGCCGCGACGCTGCCGCCTGGACTGAACGCCGCCGGCGCACCGCCTCCACCGAACAGGCCGCCGAGCTTCTTGATCGCGCCGGGGACCTTGGGGAACTTGATCTTTTTGATCCAGCCGATCAGCCTTTTGATCGCGTCGATGGTCAGCGTGATCGGGGAGAGCCAGAGCTTGAACGCCTTGACGGCGATGTCCTTGCCCTTGCTCGCTGCGGGACCGAGCTTCTTGAGCCAGTCGATGACGACCTTGGCCTTGTCGGCCACCCACCCGAGCGCGGCCGCTCCGATGCGGCCGGCGGCCTGGACGATCGCGCGGAATCGGTCGGACCTCTTGTAGGCCACGACGAAGCCGGCGGCCAGGGCGATGATCGCCAGGACGACGATGCCGATCGGGTTGGAGAACATGGCCGTGTTGAGGAGCCACTGCGCGGCCGCGGCGGCCTTGGTGTAGGTCGTGTAGAGCTTGTAGCCGGTGTTGACGGCGATGACGGCAGCGGCGAGTGTGCCGATGACGACAGCGGCGATCTGCACGGCCTTGGTGTTGTTCTGCACCCACGTGCCGACGGTCGCGAGTGTGGTCGCGAGGAACGCCAGAGCGGGGATCAGGACCATGCCGAGAGATTCGCTGGCCTCGTCGAAGGACAGCGACATGCGGCGCATCTTGCCCTCGGCGGTGTTGGCCGCGGTGGCGGCGTCGCCGCCGGTGGTGCGGGCGAGCTCGGCCATGATGCGGTCCATGTTCTTGGACTTGATCGCGGCCTTGTCGATGCCTGGCACGAGGCGGCTGAGCGCGGTCGTCTGTCCGCTGTGGGCCTTCGCGATGGCGTTGGCGACCTGCTCGACGGGCTTGCCTGTGGCGGCCGCCACGTCGAGTGCAGCCGAGAGCTCCTTCTGAGCGGTCGACGCGCTACCGGTCGCGCGGACGAGGGCGCCGAGAGCGGGGCGCAACTGGTCGTCGGAGACGCCGACGGCGGCCGACGTCTTGGCGATGTACTGCTCCATCGCGGCGACCTGGCTCTTGGTGCCCTGGCCGACGTTGCGCATGGCCTTAGCGAGGAGTGCCTGGGCGTCGGCGTCCTTGGCTGCGTTCTTCGCTGCTGTGACCGCTGCTCCGCCAAGAGCGAGTACTCCAACCTTGGCGTACCGAGACGCCGCGCCCATCCGGCGGCCCATCCGGTCGGCAGAGGTCTCGGCCTGCTGGAATCCCTTGGCCGCCTTGGTGGCGTCGGAGATGATGCGGATCGCGAGGATCGCGGTCTTGGCCATGCTCAGTCTCCGTTCTTCTTGTTGATTTCGTCGAGTAGCTCGAGGGCGGTTTCGATCAGGGCGTCGTCAGGCTCGCTGAGCCAGGGGTTTCCAGCGGGGCTGGTGGGACCGACAGCGATGGAGAGGGCAACGAGGAGTCGGATTCGGCTGTCGGCCGGGTAGGGTCCACCTTCTTGCCCTTCTTGCGCTTGACCACCTCGACGCCGACGCACACCTGGCTCTCGAACTCCTCGAGCTTGCAGCTGACGATCTTCTGCGCCGTCAGCTGGTGCCACGCGAGGAACGTCATCCAGACCATCGGGGCGCTCTCGGCGTCGGGCCACTGCCGCTTGGTCCTGGTGCGGTCGTACGCGACCAGGGACGGGTTGCCGATCGTGATGTCGTGCTCGGTGCCGTCGTTCAGCTCGACGTGCAGTCTCATGCGGTCCATGCTCAAACTCCTCGGATGGTGTCGAGGACGCTCTCAACTGCGTCCTCGTAGATGTGGGTCCAGGCCGGCTCGGTGCGCTGGGCGGCCTCGGTGATGAACGGCTGCGCCTCGATGTGGTGCTCGGGCCAGCCGAAGTGAACGGGCCCGGCGTACCGGAGCGACGCTCCGCCGGCTCGGATCACGGCCTGCGTGGCCGTGCCGGCCGATCGCACCGACTCCGCGAGGCGTCCCGATCGGCGGGGAGCCGCCGGCCGGGACGCGTCAGCGACCAGGTCGGCGGCCTCCTTGTGGGCCTCCTTCAGGTCGTTGAGGTCACGTCCGGCACGCTTCAGCGACGACCGGAGCTCACGAGCTCCGTCGACGCGGATGCCGGCGGACTCGGCCATCAGGGAACGACGTCGCCGATGGTGGGCTGGCCCACGCAGCCGAACTCGAACTCCGACGTCGCCTTGGCCTTGACGTCGCCGCCCACGGTGGTCGGGTCGACCACGACCGAGCCGCTGATGTGGCGGCCCTTGGCGCTGTTCGGGATGTAGACGAACGGCACGACCTGGCCGGCGTTCTCGTACGTCCAGGTGGTGATGCCGGCCTCGTCGAGGTCCTGCAGGAACTCGCCCGACAGGACGAACGTGTACGTGCGCTCGCCGGGCAGGACCTCACCGGACAGGACCGGGATGTCATCCTCGGCGTCGGCGGACGGGACGACCGAGCACTTGGTGATCTGCGCGGCCATCTCGAGAGGGTCGCCGGGTGCGCCGAACACGAGCGAGCCTGGCCCGGTGGTAAAGGACTTGATGGTCATGATGTCTCCTCAGACGGTGGCGTTGATTCGGATGAGCAGGGCGGGCAGCGGCTGAGACTGCTCGGGGATGCGGAGGCCGACGTACTCGGTCTTCGCCGCGGGTGACACAGCCGGGAGCACGACCTCGAGCAGCTGCTGCAGCTGCTCGAGGGCGCGTTCCTCGTCGCTGTTGGCCGTGACCAGGTACAGCCGCCAGGTGGCCTCGCCGCCGACGTTGTAGTGGTCGATGTCCTCGAGCGCGACGAACACACACGGCGTGGAGATGTCGGTCAGCTTGGTCGTGACGCGCAGCTTCTCGCCGCCGAGCTCGAGCGCGGACAGGTGATCGACGACGTCCTGCCGGCTGGCGATGATGTCCATCAGCCGACCGCCGGCCGGGTGTACGGGCCGATGCCGAGCATGAGGCCGATGTCCGGATCGTTGCGCTGGACGTACGCGACGCCCGCTTCGCCACCGAGGTCGATGACGCCGGCGGGTGAGTTGCTGCGCCGGAACCAGCGCGAGGCCAGGAGCGTCGCGCCGAGCACGAGCTTGGGTGGCCAGGCCGTGATGTGCTCGGGGTCGTCGGGGTCGACGTTGAGGTTCTTGGTGACAGGGAGGCCGGCGACGAAGTCGTTCGCTGCGTTGATGTTGAGCTCGAGCTTGACGTCGTCGCGGTGGTCGTCCATGTCGATGCTCACGTTGCCTTTCACGGTCACCTCGGTGGCAGGACCCGCGGGGAGTCCTGCCACCGGGATGGCGATCGCGATCGGCATCGGATCAGGCAGCCGGCGCGAAGGGCACCTTGACGATGCCGGTCTCGTGGTGCTCCTCGATCGCGCCGTATCCGAAGATGGCCTCGTCGATGCCGGCCTTGGTGAGGTTCTGGACCTCGACCCGCAGCGGCGATGCGCCGGGCAGCTGGCGGACCGTGGCGGCCTGCTTCGCGCCGGCGTAGACGAACCCCTTGGGGATGTCCGACGAGTCTCGGAAGTTGGCCGGGTCGATGTTGAACTTCTCCAGGAAGGCCGGCACGTCGTCGTTGGTGACGTCGAACAGCTGGTCCATGTCGTCGTCGTTCATCAGGACCCATGCGGCGCGCTGGCCGTTGGTGTTGCGCTTGACCCACTTCGTCGCCAGACGTGCGGCCTTGAGGATCGACGACTGTGTGGGGGTCACGGGCGTCGAGGCCGGCACGACCGCCTGCGCAAGCACGTAGTCGCGCACCTTGAAGTCGAACTTCTTGGTGTAGTTCTCGCGCGCGGCTGCGAGGAACGAGGCGATGAACGCCGAGTCGGGGAAATCGAAGAACTTGCGGTCGATGTCCCATCCACCCGCGATGCGAAACGCCTCGTAGCTCGAGGGGATCGTCGTCGGGACGTTGGTCGGGATGTCGGCCTTGTCGCCGGCGTAGTCGCCCACGACCGGCTTGGTGCCCCAGCGCCAGCCCTTGCCTTCCCAGTTGGTCAGCGGACCTGACGTGAACAGGTCCATGAACTGAGCCTGGTACTCGAGGCCGGACCACAGCTCGCCAGACCACGACGTCGGAGAGACGTTGTCCGTGTGCTGGGAGTGGGTCACGTCGGCCAGGGCCGCCGTGATCTCCGAGAGGTCCATGCCGTGGTGGCTGGGGTGCATGTGTGCCGCGACGAGCTCGGCGAACGTCTGCAGGCCGCCGGCGCGCTCGTTGACCTCGGTCTGCATCGAGGCCGCGACGGGGACCCCTGGCGTCGTCGTCGCGGGGCCGGCGGGCACGGCCGGGCCGGCGGATGCGGGAGCAGCTGGCGCCGGTGCCGGCGCAGCGGGTGCCGGCGCGGGTGCGGCCGGCTCCTCGGTGGCGGCTGCCGCTTCGTCGACGGCCCGGGTCACGAGGCCCTGGTATTCCGTCTCCTCCTCGGCAGTGCGATCGGTCTTGGCCTTGAGAGCGGCGAGACGCGCCCGCTCTGCCTTGTTGAGCTTCATTCCATCTCCTGGTGTTTGTGCGGGAACCTGGGACGCAGCGACGGTGTCGATGCGGGTGTCGTCGTAGGCCGGGATGCCTACCTGGCCGATCGCGACGACCTTGGCGCTGATGATCGTGTCGCCCTGGATGACGGCGTCGACGACGTCGAAGCTGAAGCCGTCGCGGATCGGGTTCTTGGGGTCGGCCTCGCGCAGGGCGGCGTCGCCCTCGGGGCCGTCAGCGACCCTGGCCGAGGCGCGGATGCCGTCGGGCACGTGCTCGATCGAGGCGAGCCAGCCGCGCGATGTGGCGCGGTCGTGCTCCTTGGTCAGCTTCACGCGGCTGATCGGCTCGGGGAACTCGAGCGCGCCCGGCGCGACCTTGAGCCGACCCTTGGACGTGCGGCCGGCGACGCCGTACTTGACGGCCTGGCCGGACAGCATGCGCGTCTCGGTCGCGGCGGTGACGCTGCCGGCGTAGATCGTGAGCGATTCGCCAGCGTCGCCGGCGGTGATGCAGTCGTCGAGCTTCATCAGTCCTGGACTCCTGGTCCGGTCGGGGACGGTGCCGGCGCGGTGAAGTCCGTCATGTCGAGGACGGCGTGTTGGCCCGACGGCAGGACGTCGTCCATCGAGAGGCGCGTCTGCAGCGGCACCATGTAGAGCTGGACGTCCATGTCGACGAACTCCTGGTTGCGGCCGGTCGTCGTTTCGTAGTTGAGGGAGGCCGTGGGCGTTGTGGCGTCGATCTTGCTGCCGGCGACGCCGACCAGCCGGGCCATCTCGAGCGCGGCCGCGTTGCGGGCCTCGATCATCAGCTTGGAGTCGTCCGAACCGCCGAGCTCCTCGAGCTCGAGTGACTTGTTGGTGTAGCCGACGCCGCCGTTCTCGCCCTCGCGAGCCTTGGCCCAGCGGGCGATCAGCGCGTCAATCTCGTCATTGGTCAGCTGCGAGTCGGAGGTGTCGTGCAGGTTCAGCTGTGGCGACGGGTTCTTGATCCGCTGGCGCACGTTGCGGTACAGGTCCTTGGTGTCCGAGAGCGCGTCGCTGCCGTACTCGAGGATGCCCTCGTGCAGGCCGGGGA